TTTCTGTCGATAATTCGCTCGCTGGGAATTATACATAGGTCCGAAAATGTAAAAACGCCTGCGTTTTTTTCGGTTGGTTGTCGGGTAAGGATGGGTTTCAATAGGTTTGTGGCGTTGCAGGAGAGACTTTTCGGGGTCTCTCTTGCTCGTCCTCCTATTCCATCCGGTCCTAGCGCTTGTCGAACCCTCAAGGAGTTCTGTGGAGGACTTATTGAGGGGGATAGTACACATTTATGGCATAGATCCATCGAGAGGTTGGGGGCTGATGCTCGCCAATCGATCGCTATGTCATTGTTTCTTTTCCGGAAATGTATACCATCTGAGAAACCAGATCTCGGCTCCTACTTAGAAAAGATGTCGACTCCATCCGGCTTGCCGGATGGTGACTTCTTGAATTTCGCACAGTCGGAGGTGGGGAAGATGTTCCCTTCTGGGTGGGATAGTGTTAAGTATCCCAACGCATGTTTGTCGTCGGTCCTGCCGGTTAGTTCATGCGTCCAGCGAGGTATGAGTTCTGGTGGTTGTAGATTAGAAGTGTTGTCTCGTTCTGATGGCTGGAGGTCTCATCAGGATTTCGTTTTACGGTGCCTCAGCGAGGGCACCAGGGCAACATTTCTTCCGTCCCGCCTTACGGCGGTCGAGACGGGGGGAAAGCATCGGGTCGTTTCGGTCGGTGACGTCGAGATGAACATCCTTCGCCCTTTGCATTCCGCTATCTACAATCACATTAGTCAGTTTGACTGGCTTCTCCGTGGAGAAGCTAGTGTACGTCGCTTTAAAAACTTCACGACCCGTGAGGGTGAGGTGTTTGTCAGTGGTGACTACGAGAGTGCCACTGATAATCTCAATATGTTCGTGCAGAAGGTTGTGCTTAGGCGCATATTGAGGGGGGCGCGGTGGGTCCCCGACCACGTGAAGCAAGCGGCGTACAGCTCTCAGGAGCCGGACCTGTCCCTTTCGGGGGACACCCGGAGAGTGAGAACTGGCCAGTTGATGGGAAACTTGCTCTCTTTTCCACTTTTGTGCATTGTCAATTACTTGGCATTTAAATATTATACAAAAGGCGCCGTTCGATATGTTCGAATCAACGGTGATGATATCGTCTTCCGATCCAGCCGGGAGGTCGCGAAGTCATGGATGGAGGGAGTAAGGGGATCCGGTCTAGTCCTGTCTAAGGGGAAAACGATGGTTAGCCGTCGTTATTTCAGCTTGAACAGCCGACTCTTCAAGTCGACTTCCTCTGGGTGTCGTCTTATCCCAAGCATCCGTTCCACAGCGTTTGGATTTCGGAAGCCCGAGGACCCCGTCTCCAGCTTGCCTGGGCGATGGGCGAGGGTTACGAAGGACTTTCCTTGTGGGGCGGAGAGGAGGGTTATTATCGAAGAAGAGTTTTTGAGGTGGAATATCCCGTTTATCGTCGCTTCGCGACGGTCGATTATTAGAGGATTAGATATGAAGATCTCGTATGTCGCGTTGTCTCGTCTCAACCTATGGAAAAGAGAGTGCTTTTATCTCTCTCTTGAAAAAGAGACTCCTCTTCCTGCATCGCCTGCGTTGCTTGAACAGAAGAGGATACCTGACGGTTGGGAATTGCGGCGTGTCGAGAAAATCACGAAAGAAATATTAGATTTGCAGCGCCAGGTCGGCGCACTCTTCCTGGAGTGTGCCTGGTCCCCTGCGAGTCTTACTACAAAGGAAAGAATTCTGGAATATAAGGATGCAGTAAATCAAAGTCCTTATTACACTCCAACTAGTCGCCTTACGTCTGCACGTAGGTCACGTCTTGTTGGTCTCAGTGTTCGGAATTTTAAAAGGTTCGTGAAGCCGTACGTCTCTAGGGGCGGTGCGGTGGAGCGGGACCCGAGGAAGATAGTAGATATCTACCGTCCTTTGGGCAAGCGCTGTTGGTTGCCAGCTGAAAAGCGAGAAAATCAAGATAGGCTGGCGGCACTTAGCGTTACTCGTGCGGTGCGTTTTTGTCTGGAGTGTGGTTCGGAAGCAGTGTGTACGTGTGGTTTCAATGATGGTATCTACTCGCCTCCGGACGAGTGGGTACCTCCTTTCGAGGATTTACCTGCGTACCTACCTAGTTTCCGTCCTGACCATCCTGACTTAACGCATCGCCCTCCTCGGAACGACGTTCTTATCCTACGGTTTTGCCGTAGATGCGGACGTTCCTTTAAGCTGGGTATCGATGAGTGCTGCCCCCCGGTCTACTCTTCCCTCCCCCACTGTGTGGTCGATTCCGATGGCATCCCTACGGATGTCTAGGTCTCGGTAGCCCACCCAACTCCATGGCATTGCTTTCAGCCTGTGGAGCACCCCGGCCACTGCGTGGCGCCGCGGAGTAATCCGACGGGCGGAACAGGGGTCTAGACGTCGTAAGCAAAGAGGTTCGGCGGTAACGCCGGTAAAGTGATGGCGAAGGGAGGAGACTCCCGAGGTCTGTGCAGGTTTGAATCCTGGTCTAGCCTTTGCGTGACCGACTTGAAAGTG